CGAAACCCCAGACGAGCTGAGTATGCGCCAGCAACTGGTTTCTGGTTTTTTTCAAGCCGAAACATATTCCTATGATGATCAAGGTTGCGAAACACGCCTTCGGCGAATACGTCACGACCAATCATCGAACTCCACAATGGTATTTGGATATCCTCCCCGAGGGCGAGTCGCGTCCAGGCGTTGGAAATGATATGGTGTTTGATTCGATCTTGATTCAGGGCCACTTCACGAACCTCTACACGAAAGCCGCAGGCAAGTCAAAGGATGGCGTACTCGTCAAACCCCTTGCCCGTGTGCCAGAATATATTATGCAAGTTGCCATCAATGGTGACATGGACTTAGATGAAATCGTTGTTGCTGAGAGCTTCCTCACAGCCATTCGTGGCTGGTTTGTTCAACACCAATGGCGTATCCTTGGGTCCGGAATCATCGTTGCTGGTGCCTGCTATATCTTGTTCTACATTCGTCGTGGTTATGATTTGCGCCGTTTGTGGGAAGCCGTCATGGCTGATCCAACTAGTCCTCCCCCCCCCCCGGTGGAAGCTCCTACTTTAAGTAGTCCACCCACTCCGGTTGTACAATCGGAGATTGTGAGTAGCGATAAGCGTAAGCGACACGAAGGGGCGATATTCGACGCCGTCAAAAGCGGTGCCGTCAAAACTTCTAGTGCCGTTCGTTACATCCTTTCAGATCTCGTTAGTGGCGACGCCGCCAAAATGATAGGGTCCGCCCTTTTCACCACTGGCGTTGTCGCTGTCACTTACTCTGTCTACAAACTCGCTGTCGCGCTTGTGCGCGGCATACGAAACTCGTTGTCCGAATCAGCAGCCTCTCCATCCGAGAAGCATACGATTATTGATCCGCCCGTTCTCCTCCCTCTGGAGGACCACGACTTTCTTGTCGTGGACACTCCAGATGGTCCAGTGCGTGCCCACCCAATCGAATTGCACCCGGATGAGTCACTGGTTCGTTTTACGTACGTCGACGGGGTTTATCGCAATCTGGATTTGATGCTGCCTATTCCCGACTTCTATGTGAGGACTTATTACTTCACCGAACAACAGTCGCAAAATTCTATCTGTCTAATTGTTCACCCCTATACTGTAGGTGGCGACGCGCACGTCCTTCTCATGTTTAATTACGTCCCAAATCCCACAAACAACGAACTCGCTCGTATGTGGTTTCAGGACGCGGATTTTTACCATGAAGGAAAGCAAATCAAAGGTTCAATTGGCCAGCGTATGAAGCAGCGTACTGACGCCAACTTCCAGGAGAAATTCAAGGAGGTTGAGCGTATGTCCGATGAAGATCGTGAGGCTCTTCACAAAGATGTTGATAACATGGTTGCTGATTGCAAACTTATTCGCTCTATTTTGGATGACACAGGTTCGTCCGACGCACAACGTGC